AACAAAGCATATCTGGGGCATTTCAACACCCACAATCCCCGGCTACGGCATCCACAAACTGTACCTTGGCTCGACGCAGGAACACTTCAATTTTCAATGTCCTAGTTGCAGTCGTTGGACGGAACTGATCTGGCCCGACTGCATCGAGATTGTTGGGGAACACGAGACGGACGCGCGGTGTGCTGAGTCATTTATCAAGTGCAAGGAGTGTAAGGCCAAGCTCGACCATGCGGCCAAGCCGGAGTTCTTGGCGGCTGGCAAATGGGTGGCGACGGCACCAAACGCGAATAAGGATGTCCGTGGTTTTCACATCAATCAGTTGTATAGTTCGACGGTGACGCCGGGTGAGTTGGTTCAGGCGCACTTCAGGGGTTTCGGGGACGAGTTCGCGAATAAGGAATTTCACAATTCCAAACTTGGAATGCCGTTCATCGGCGACGGGGCGCGGGTTACAGAGGAGATGGCTGACCGGTCGGTCCGCGAGCACTCGATGGATGATTTGCGGCCGGCGCGTGGCGGGGAACGACTGATTACACTTGGCTGCGATCAGGGCAAGACATGCTACTATGTTGCATGTGAATGGCTTTTCAAAGGCAAACCTGGGAAAGACATCGGAGCGGCAGCGATTTGCAAGGTGCTTTGTGCTGGTAGGTTTCCGGAGGATGACTGGGGTTATCTGGACTCACTTATGTCCGAGTGGCAGGTGCTCTATGCCGTGGTGGACGCGGACCCGCAAGTGAATGAAGCCCGAAGGTTTGCTCGTAGGTTTTCTGGCTTTGTTGGGCTGACGCGGTATCGCAAAGGACAGACCGGGAAAGAGATCGCAACGTCTGAAGAAGAGGGTGGCGCACCCGTTCACACGATTGATCGTACGAGTTGGTTGTCGGGCACATTGAACCGGTTCAAAAGTGACCCTCCCCGGATTTTGTTGCCGCGGGATATTCAACACGAATTCAAACAACACATGGGGTCACTTGTAAGAACGTACGAGAAGGATGAACACGGACAACCGGTGGCTGTTTATAAGGAACTCGGACCTGACCACTGGGCGCACGCTTTAACATACGCCGAAGTCGCCTTGACGTTCGCGCCTTATTCAACTAGCCAGAACATAAGTAGCGCACCGTGATAGCAGTCGCAACAAAGAGGTGTACGAAGTGCGGGGTTACGAAGCCCTTGGATGACTTTCATCGCGGCCAGCACGCCGATGGTCGCCGCTCTCGATGTAAGGAGTATTGTACTAACTGGGATAAGGAACACAAACGGCAGAAAAGAAACGAGCGTTTGCGTTACTCCTTCGGCATCACTGTCGATGATTACGAGACCCAACTGAAGCGCCAAGGTAATCGGTGTGCTATTTGCGGAACTGTTGACCCTGGCGGGTGTGGTGAGTTTCATGTTGACCACTCACACCAGACGGGCCACTTGCGTGGTTTGCTGTGCATGAGATGCAATCAGGCGCTTGGTCTACTTAATGACGATCCCAAACGTACACAAGCGGCTACCGAATATCTGTCGAGACAAGGTGTGTGGGTAAAGTAATGGACCACATTGATATTAAATCCATCGTCAGCTATAGTAACCCATCTTGGGTTGGCTATTGGGCCGACTGGCAAAAATGGCGTCTTTGCGCGCTTGGCGGGGAGGCATTCAGGGACCGCTATCTTACTCAATTCTCTCGTCGCGAGGACGAAAACGATTTCCAGGTGCGACGTCAGATGTCGCCGATTCCGACGTTCGCCAAGGCTGCCGTTACTGAGATTCGCAATGCGATCTACCAACGACTCACTGATGTCACGCGGGTCGGTGGCAGCCAGAGTTACCAGGACGCTGTAACGGGACTGCATGGTGGGGTGGATCAACGTGGTTCGTCTATGGGTGCCTTCCTTGGCGTAAAGGTGTTAACAGATTTGATGGTCATGGGAAAGATCGGCATCTTTGTTGACGCCCCCAAGGCAGTTGGCCCCACGATGAAAGATGCAATCGGCGCGCGCCCCTACCTCTATGCGTATTCTGTCGAAGACATTATCAACTTCACATGTAATGACCCGGCCGAGCCGTCCGAGTTCCAAGCATTGTTGGTACGGGATACCGTGATGGAGTATTCCGGCGTCACACTGTTGCCAACAACCATCACGGAACGATACCGGCACATGTGGCTTGATGCCGGTCAGGTCATGGTTCAGTATTACGACAAGGAAGGCAACTCAATTACGGAACCAGAACGGCTGGAGTTGACACGCATTCCGTTTGTGTTGTTGGACCTTGGCGACTCATTGATAAAGGATGTAGCCGACCACCAGATCGCGTTACTCAACTTGTCCAGCAGCGATTTGAACTATGCTCTGAAAGCCAATTTTCCTTTCTACACGCAGCAAGAGGATTTGCGGGCTGCGGGCAGTCACCTGAAACAGGTGGAAACGGCGACGGGCACGGCAACGGCCGGTGGTCAAGGGTCCGCCAACAAGGACGTTGCGGTCGGAGTCACGCAAGGAATTCGATATGACCTAAAGACTGATCGGCCTGGCTTCATCAATCCGTCATCCGAACCGTTGAAGGCGAGTTTGGAACTAGGGGCCAATCTCAAGCAGGAAATCCGTGAACTTGTCAACCTGGCGGTCATGACCTTAGCTACTAGAGCTAGTGCCGAGAGTAAGTCGATAGACAACCAAGGTTTGGAGGCCGGACTCTCTTACATTGGTCTCGTGCTGGAAAATGCGGAAAGAAAAGTAGCTGAGTTTTGGGCGGCGTATGAAGAGAGAAACGAGAGCAAGAGACAACTGCCGACAATTCGTTATCCCGACCGCTACAGTCTGAAGACCGACGCCGACCGCATCAAAGAGGCCAACGATCTCTCTAAGTTGATGCAGAGTGTGCCGGGTCAGACGGTCAAGAGAGAAATCGCCAAGAGCATCGTGCAATCGTTGCTCGGCGGAAAGGTCAACGTGGACACGATCGCCAAGATCAACACGGAAATTCAAGATACGCCTTACACGACGAGTGACCCAAACACGATCCTCCAAGCCGTCGAGAAGGGTTTGTGCGGGGAGGAAACCGGTTCGCTCGCTTTGGGGTTCGGACCGGATGAGTACAAGCAAGCACAGAAGGACCACTCAGCGAGAGTAGCCCGGATTGCGGAAGCACAAGGAATCAATTCAGACCCGGCAGCGCGCGGCGTCAAAGATTTATCGGCGAACGCAAATGCAGGTAACCAGGAAAAGAAAACGGCCACGGACGTGACCATGAACGACACAACCAAATCAACTCAACGTGGCCCAGCGGCCGAGGTGAAATAGCATGGATATTGACAAGAGTTCGGTAGACACGTTCTTCGTCGGGCACGACGACGTTGACGCGCAGTCTCAACCCATTGTCGCGGCCGGCTACGCGCCCGAGTTTCTGTATCGCGGCGTGACCGTACGTGCAGCCCACGGCAACTCTGGCGTCCTGTACGTTGGTCCGAGTACCGTGTCACCGACGAACGGGTTCCCGTTGCTGGCCGATGAAGAGGTCACCATTCCTGTCGCTGACATTCATCGCGTCTACATCGTCGCCACTCCGGCTGGTAACTCCAGTCAGACCGTGACACTTTCCGGTTTTGCTGCCGGGGCGAAGTGGACGCTAACTTATAAGGGACAGACGACTGCGCGGTTGGCGCATAATGCCGCCAATACCGATGTCCAGACTGCGTTGAGGGCTTTGAGTACGATTGGTGCAGGCAATTGTACGGTGGCTGGTGACGCTGGCGGGCCATACACGGTCGCGTTCGTCGGCGACCTGGCGAAACTGGATGTTGAGTTGCTCACGGGCGATGAAACCAATGAGATTCAGACAGTTACGCTCACGAACACTATCGCGGGCGACAAGATGGTTCTGACCTTGAGTGGTCAGTCTACCGCGGAATTGGCTATAAACATCAGTGCTGTTAATCTTCAGACGGCTCTTGAGGGCCTTTCGACAATCGGGGTTGGGAATTGCCTCGTCACAGGTACGGGACCCTACGTTGTGGAGTTCATTGGTAGTTTGGCGGATACCGATGTAGCGGCGATCACGGGCGTCGGCGGCAAGAACGAGGTCCAAACGATCACGGTCAGCGCCGCCCTGGCCGGTGACACGATGATCCTGTCCCTTGGTGGT